ATCTTGTTTAATTCTACCACCTTTACCCCACATTAGGTAAGTTTCAATATCCGTTGCAATTTTAGATAAGTGAGCTGCTTCCATATTTGTAATGAAAGTTCTTGTAAGAGTTCCATTTTCAAATGCTTCTCTAGCACCAGCTTTACCCATGTTTGCAACAAGTCCTTCAATACTAGGTACCGATGGATTGTTTGGATCTGTGTTAAAGTTTCTCCAGATTTCAGTAACAGGTACAGTACCATCAGCGTTTAATCCACCTTTGATCATTAAATCTGCTCTTGAAGAAATTGAATAGTGTACATGTGCTTCTGCTCCTCCTACAAAGTTGTAGAATTCACGGAAACCAGAACCTGTTTCAATGTCAGAGAATCTTTCTCCGTACTCACCTCTTGCAGAACCTTTTCTGAAGAACTTTGTACCTTTAGCTAAATACTTGTTATCCAAGATAGCCGCGTTGTTGTTGTTAACTAATTGAACAGTATAAACAAAACCATCACCTGCTGGGATAATATCATCAGCTGTAATGTAAAGTTCTAGTCCATTATACTTGTCATAAGTAATAATATCACCGTGTCCAAATGTTCTTTTGTTAATCTTGATCTTAAATGTTGTACCATCAATACCTTTATTAGCAGATGCTGGTTCAATATCCGCTACAATGTACGGAAGATCTTGTGCAATAGGAGTTTGCCACTTGTACTCACCTCTAGCGTTATCCACCATGATTGTATTCTTTCCACCGAATGATGCCATTTGATATAAAGGCATTTCTACCTTTTGGGTCATTGCCCATAAATCAATTGGTCCCATATCCATAGGCTCAGGGTTACCGAGCATTTGAGTAAGGTGATAAGAATCAACATGTGAACTTGCTTTGTAGCTTGTATCACGTAGGAAAATCCCATTATTTAATACTGGAGTTGCCATAGTTTTTCTTGTTTTTAATTAATAATTGTTTTTGTTTATATTTAATTTACTTCTAATTAAATTCGTTTAAATATGTTGGTTGGTCTTTGAATTTTTCTTGTAGAACTTTTCTTAGTAGTTTCTTTTTCAGCTTGATTAACACCTAATGATGCTCCTCCTACATTTGATTGTTCACTTTTTAATTTTCTAACCGTTTTCTCAACACTTTTCTGTGCACCTTTATCCATTATCTTAGCTTTGTAACCTGTTGGATCTTGTAATAGCCACAGTGCTTCTGAGATTAATGAATAGTTTGGTTCCACAAATTGATATTTTTCCAGTAAATGACCTAATAGATTAGTATTACGTCCACTTACTGATGGGTAATTTGGTTGAACTAAGCCATTATATAACATAGCTTGAGTTTTTCTATCTACTTTAAGATCTCCTAATTTACCTTCTTTTAATGTTTCATATACATTTTTCATGTATTCTTGAGATGCATTCTCTTGTTGTTTCTTTTTAAGATCTTGTTCTTCAAGTTTTTGAGCAACAACTTTNTCTTGCATNTTATCAAGTTTTGGTTTAAACTTATTTGCTTGAGTTTCAAGTTTACCTAAGTCNTTCCAAATTTCTATTTCTTCTTGAATATCTTCTGCAGTTCCNTAACCGGTTGCACTTAAATATTCTGTAATTACTCTTTCTTGTCCAGAAACTGATTTAGTATCAATACTTTTAGTTTCTTCNACTTGACCTAAAGTAGTAAANAANCCTTTTAAATCTTTACCTCCATCTGCTACATATCTTGCAGCAATCTGAAGTTCTTGTGGTAAACTATTAAAAAATTGTTTAGGTGTTTCTCTTCTAACTTCATTAGCTTTTTCATCTAAGTTAGCTTGAATTAATTCTTCCCAATCTTTTGCAGAGTAATCTTCTAATGCTTTGTCATCATCAAAAGCAACAATTTTATCTTCTTTAATCAGTTTACTAAATACATCTGAGATACCACTAATAGATTTTCTACCTCTNGTTTCTTTNGNATCANCTTCTTCATCTGTATNTTCACCAGTNAAATCTTCAAAAATATCTTCTACTGNGTCAGNAGGAATATCTTTTTTACTTTCTACTTTATCTTCTACAGANTCATCANTATCTGANTCATCTTCTTTTTCTTCTGATTTAGCAAGNANATCNGTAGCNCCATTATCATCTGGATCAGCAAAAGACATATCAGCCTTTTCCTGTAATCCAGAAAAAATATTNTTCTGTTGCTTAGNGTTATCTTGAATCATACTATCACCGCTTGGAGCAGCATTAAATATTTCATCTAAGTTAACTTCTATGTTTTGTTCTACCTTACTTTTCACAGGCCCTGTTTGTGTTGTTGTACTCATAATTACGTTGGTTTTAATAATTAATACTTCTTATATAGATAATATACAAATGTTATTTTTATAATTAGCAAGTTAAACTTAAAATATTTTATAAAAGTTAAAAGTTTATTGCAGTATATAGCTAACGCTTATTTTTTATCTTTAGGATCTTTAACATCATACTTGTTTTTGTTTTCTCTAGCTATTTGTAGTTTAGTATCAGCTATCTGTTTTGATGCAGCTATTTTTTCTCTTTCAACACCCAATCTATTATTTTCTTGTGAAGATTGTGTAGCACTTTCTTGACGTTTAAAATTCATTTGTTCTCTATACTGAGTAGTTTCTCTAATGTCTTTCATAGCATCTTGGAAATCAGACTGTTGATTTTGATTTATATCTGATTGTGATCCAAAACCAGCTGACCTAATCTCAGCAATAGTAATATCATTTTGTCTGTCTTTAGCATTTTCTTGCATCTCAGCTTGAATTTTCTGCTGATCTTCTTGAGCTTTAGCTTGAAGTTGTTGTTCTTGCATTTGACGTTGTTGAGCCATGTCTTGTTCTCTTTGGGCTTGTACTCTTGCTTCTGAATCTTTAAGTATATCAGATACCTCAGCTATAGAGTCTGCTTTAACAATGTTACCTAGCTCATATATACTAGCTCCTGTAGTATTATTAGTTAATGCCATTTGCTTTAAGTTTTCTAAGATGGCCCTATGGTTAGTCTTAGTTGTTGCAAATACATTAAAATCTCTAAGTAATAAATCTGTACCATTAATTGTAAAATTAACTTTTTCAGCTTCTGTAGATATATACTGTAACCTAATGCTTGGATTAGTACTATAGTAATATTGTGCTAAGTCAGTTCTCATTTGATGTATACGTGGCATCAAGTGATCAGAGTGTTGTACAAAGTACATCTCTGTTTGAGCATATGATTGTTGCATAGCTTGTACTACACCTGTTGCTGTTTGTTCTGATACAGCACCACCTAGACGTTGTGGGTTAATACCTATTGCATCAAAACATTGCTGTTTAAAATAGTTTGCAAGTTGAATTCTTGACATTAACCTGCTAGTCTGCTCCATGTTTAGAGTCTGATAGTGATTAAAGTTAGTAGCATTTTCAGTATTAGTAATAGATGTATCAAGAGGTAACATTTGAAAATCTTTCATTGCTACAAATGCTTTGGCATAATTATTTTTACCCCAATCTTCACCCATTGAATGACGTGGTAAAGCATTCTGATCAAACATTATTATAGTACCTAATTCATCTATTAAGATATCTGCAATCTGATTATTAACCATATTGTATCCAACTTGATATGCTTTCATTAAATCTACTAATGAAGTAGATCTTGTATTTCTATCAGAAAATACTCTCCCTTCTACAGGTAGTTTACAACCATATAAAGAGTTATCTCCTTTAAACTGAAAAGGTAATCTACCAGGTTTAGTTCTATTAATTCCTATGTATATAGGATTAACATCACTACCCATTGAAGATTGCCACATTGCTGGTAAATTTGGTCCAATTTTTACACCACCCCAAACTTCATTAATCCATATCCAATCAATATGCTCACCTTCTAATAAATTTTCTTTTGTTCTTTGTTTAAATATAGATGTATCATAGATTGCCTTCTTTGTTTTCTTAAAAGTTTCATCAATAATTTCCTGAGTTACTTCCCCATCTGATTCAATCTTAGTTAAGTGTCCAACTTTTCTTTGAGTTTTCCAATAGATAGTAGCAACTCTCATTAAGTTACCTTCACCCCACATTGAAACATCTTCATTTTCATTTAATATTTCACTAAGTATATCTCCACCAGCACCAGGGTTATCTGAATAATTACTTGTAAATTGTCTATATGCTAATCCTGGTGCGTTTGTATTCCACTCATGTGATCTAGTTGCATCATAATATGCACCATCATTTTGATATCCGCTTACTTGATACTGTGCTGATCTAGCAGGATATATTTGTTGTAGTGACTCTAGTTGTTTACTATCCATTAAATATCCATATCTATCTACTACATCAGATACAGTCATTAAATCTACTTTTCCAGCATAGTTAGAATCTGCTATATATCTTTGATCTGGAGATTTTTGATAGAAAGTTAATACTGGATTCCATAACTCTACATCATAGTCATCTTCTAACATACGGAAATGCCAAAACTCTCTATCTGCAATAAGCATATCTTGAAATCCTCTTTCTTCAAGTTCTTGCATTTTGAATCTTTCTTCATCTACTGCAAGTTGGTGGGATGCCCACTCTTCTACCATACTTCTATAAGACTTACTAAAAAAGTCTTCTATCTCTGGTAATGATTTTAATCCTTCTGGTGATAATTGTTTTTGTGCTTCTTCTGATGCGGGATCCATACCCATTTCAATCATTTTCTGCACTAAGTTTTTTTCAGCATCAGCTAATAATGCTGATTCTATATCTACCTTTTTAGCTTCTAACATCTCATTATAAGATGCATCATCTACAGCTCTAAATTGAACTTTAGAATACCTTTTAGCAAACTCACCTGTTAATACATTAATGACATTAGGGACAATAGGATAAAACTTTAATTCTAGTGCTGATTCATTTTCAGCTGTAAGAGTATCCATTAGATCTTTATAATCATTATCTGGCTCAACTATATAATCTGTTTTATCAATTATACCTTTTGCAAGTTTATAATTTTTAAGTAATCTTCTAGCATTTACACGTAAAAATTCTATACCTTGAAGTTCTAACCAATCTAAATTCCATGCGGCCCAGTCATCTGTTTTTTCTTTATACGGTAGAAACTGAATAGGTTGTGTTAAGCTTGAAAATGTAGGACCTCCTTCAGCCTTGGCCCCATTTTTCATTTGCATTGCATTTAATACTCTCATATCAGTTTTCTATTTTATATTTTTAAATCCAGATCTTCTTGGTTTAGAAGGTCCAAAAGACTTATTACGACCAATATTTCTAAAGGCTCCACTATACTTTAATTTACTCATTTTTTCTGAATTAACCAAGGAATTATCTTCTGATTCACGTCTCTTAGTATATCCTCTATTTGACTGTTGTATTTTAACAAATGCAACTAGTGCACCAAAAGCAACTAATCTATCTACGTTTAATCCAGGGTAATAAGCTAACATTTCTTTTAATAACATAGGATCTGGTATTCTTGATATACCTAATGTTTGGGTCATTACGTTACCTTCAGTATCAGTTTCTTCATCTATTACTTCTCTAAGAAATTCTATAGCATAAGATATTAAATGGCTTTTAAATAAGGTACCTGTATTTTTCCATCCGTATTCTTGATATACAGTTCTGTTTGATCCTAAATCTTTTAGAAATAAAATTTGTTGTTTAGGAACTAAGTATCTTTGTTTTTTTCTAGCAATCATATGCTGGATAAAAAGAGATATGTTATTCTCTACTAATGTCCATGCATTATACCATTCAATAATTAATTCTAACCTTTCATGTGTTTTATTTATATCATCAAAACGTCCACACCATGCTGCAACAACTTTATCTTTTTCAATAAATTGTTCTACGTCACCTCCTGCTAAAGTTCTTGTAACTTCAACAGCATTCTTATAAACAAATATACTACATAATGAATCTGATGTTGTTGTCTTACCTTCTGACACAGGGTCAATAGAAGCATAATACATTCCAAATGCGGGTTTTGGTACAGGTCTTTCCCAAACAACAATAGTACCTGTTTTATCTACTTCCTTTTTGTTAACAGGAAAAGTTGTTATTGGTAACTTACTTGTACGCTTGGCTATTACACCTGTCTCATCCCTATCTAAAGCTATAAGTTCATATGAATATTCTTTTTCTTCAATTCTTTTAATTTGCTTACTTAAGATTCCTTGTGGAAATACAGATTCTTTTCTATATGCAAAAGCTTCAGCAATATTTAAAGGTTTCTGAGATATTCTTAATTGAAATTGTTCTCCACTTAATTCATTTTTCCATCTATCTCTTTCTATATTTATAGCTATAACAGCTTCTTCAACCTGAGAGTTACCATAATTATCTATATAAGGTGGCATAGACCACTGTTCTGGAATAAATAACCCTGCCATACCTATTGTACCATCAGCGTCCATTAAGTTAGTTTCTACAGCATATATATCATTTGCCCCAGGATTTAAGATCATTTCTTTTAGTGGATTACATTGTTCTAAATCACCCACTGATCCAGCAGCTATAAATTGCCCAGTTGTCATCATACCTGAAGACATTGCAGGACGTAGGTATTCGTAGGTCTGCATCATGTTTTTAGCAATACCCGCCTCCTCATGAAAAAAGTATGTACATGGTCCACCTACTCCTGTAGTAGCATTTTTTTCAAATGATGCACCTTGTATCTTTGATTTAAGACCTCTAGAAGTTTTTCTGTTGTTTATTTTAACTTCAATTTGTTGTTGCCATAATAATACTTTCTCAGGATTACTAGGTCTATACCATGCAGTATGTTCATTAAGAAATGTTTTATATTCTTCT